TGATGTTGTAGTAGGAAAGCATTTGAGAGTGATTGATACACAAGAGGATAGATTAGTTAATCGGATACACAATAATCTGCACAATCGATTGGATCGATATCATAAAAATCGTAGAACAATTTATTATCCATATCGTATGTATCTCCACCGTCTACATTGTGTAGAACTGGGAAACTATCCCAATACAATCCATCCTCTGGATCTAGCAAAGCATCACTAAATGGTCCGCTCTGTTGTCTTGATCCAATGTGAACCCACTGTTCACCCATTATTACTTTCTTTCCATCAATTTGGAAAACATCATCTTCGATCTCGTAATCATAGAATGAATCGGTTGTCAGAAGTTGTCCTCCTTTGTTGTTTGTTTGTTGATGAATCAACTATAGCAGATGTTAGTCTGTTTGTCTTGATTTAGTGGTCAGTGTGTTATCTGTCCACTGGTGGATGATTTCAGCTCCGCTTTGCGGTTTACTTTCACCCGATAGATGGAAGGGTTTAAGTCAGCTTCGCGCTGCTCTCCTCATTCCATACCTATAAGGTAGCAGAGTATTTCACCAAATGGGAGATTGGTGTGCTAGTTTGTCAACTGTCCACCAGTGGATGGGTTAGCATCAGTATATCACCCCTATGTATGAGAGTGAATGATAGTAATAACACAGTGTTGTATAATATTAATTCGTATTAGATATGATTGATGATGTTAATTAATATCGAGTCGCTACAGATCGCGAGAGAAAGAAAAATAAATAAAAACAGTGAGTAACACCCCCCTCCCCCCTAATCAACCGCTGAAAGGGTAGTCCCCGCCTCTGGATTACCAATCCAGTGGGTAAATCAGACCCCCCAATGGGGGTAATCGCGTCCCTCCCCACACGCTATATGGGCTCAGACATTTCTGTCATTTTTTATCGGGACAATTCTTGCAGGAATTGACCGAATCTATAGGATAAACTGCGTTAACAACGACATCAGCACCACAGTTTTTACATTTGACCACCTTTATTGGTGAGTTCGCCAGATCCTCCATCTGATTCTCCTTCAGATTCGTATTGATTGACCATTTGATAGCACCACTCACGTAGTTCATTAACAAACGGTGTGAACTTAGCAATACCGAACACACGCCCTACTTCTTTCGGAGTAAAGCGAATGCAGGCACTATTTTTGTAGAAGACTCGGAAGTGGTTTGGACCCGTTCGTACCCTCATATAGGTTACGTTGGTTTCTTTCGTATTCTTCTCGAAGTTGTACTCCATTCTTTTCTAAACTGTAGGGTGGGTTAGTTTTGAAATCTTGTAGATCCTGCACATAAGGCGGGAACCAAGTATGAACCTGCACGCATTGTTTCCAATTGGCAGGGGATAGACACCCAAGCAGTACTACAGTAAAGAAGTGCTGGATATAAGTCAGTACAGTTAACATAAGTAGTATATTGTGCCTCAGATATCAACGAATGAGGTGGGAGATGATATTTAGTGTCTACTATTCAGTAATAAAGGGGAGCCGAAACTCCCCAGTCACAGAAGAAGAGTCCACCCTTCTCCTCCCCTGTATAAGGGGCCTATTGGTCTAAACCCAGGTGTGGACTGAACTTCTTTTTGTCTTAGCTCTGCTGTTTTGTCTTTGCTCAAGGTCGTAACCAAGGGCTAAATGATTAGCAGCAGCTTGTGGATCATCGATCATTTCAGCGATCATGTCTGACCATTCAGCTCTTTTACGAGAGACCATTGCCTCTTGAGCACTGAGGGCTAAGCAATCTGTAAAGTATTTGACGCCTTGACTTAGACAGTCAATTCTGTCGTCGTGTTTAACGGCGCCTTTTTCCTTACACATCCTGCTCATTTGGTAGAACAGCATATACAGGAGTCGTTCTTCTGGAGGTAGTTGCTTATTCGAGGAATAATCCCATTCAACGACAGAACGATCAACAACCAACCGATGTTGGTTAAGAATAGGCTCCAGAGCATCGATGATACGATCTTCTTTTCTAACATTTGCTCGTATCTCTTCTATATCTAAGTTGACCTTGACTTCTTTAAGGTGTTTACGGAACAGCTCAGTAACCATGCCATCACCAAAGTTTGTTTCAATAACGAGCTTGGTTACGTTGAACTTCCTACAACCTTTCAGAATGTCCAATAACGTGTTGTCTGAGTATCCATCTCTGTAAGCTCGCATTTCATGCAAGTACAGAAAACCATTTCGTTGGGAGATATAAGCTGCAGCCGTCTCATCCGAGCCTCTACCCGATGGGTCAACTGAGCAGATTGTTTCTTGGTAAGGACCCCATTCACCTTGGAACTGCATTGGACTGTAGAAATAATCTCCAGGTAGTCCGACAGTTGGGAGGTCTTTGAGCGTGTTGTTAGGGTCTGAGCACCAGACGAGACCGTCAGGAGCGTTAGTAGGATTAACAGAGGTGACGATAAGGTCAGCCATCTTAAGTGGGAATTTTTCTGCATCGCTTAACGTGGTATCCAACATGAACTGGAGAAGGAAGTTCGATCGGCCCATAGCCGCTTCCCTCTCCACTAGATCTTCATCTCCAAAGCGATCGGGATCAGTTACATCCCAAGCTTTTGCTCCGTTATCGATATCCGATTGGAGCTGGGGCGCCAAGAGTCCCTCGTAATTAGCAAGAGACCTTGGGACGCGGGCTGGCCACACGAATGGCCTGTAATTGCGTTCGGCAAGTTTCCTATAGACTGTAAAGGTAGTCTGAGGAGTGCCGAGATACATAATCCGGCTATCATTTTTTGGAGTAAGAATAGATTCAGCTTCTGTACATAACTGCAGAAGCTTTTCTCTCATTAATTCAGTAAGACTGTTTCCCGGGACTTCAATGTCGTCGAGAATCATTAAATCTGCGCGGCTTCCGGTTAGCTGTCCAGTAATGCCCACCGACTTTACGGACGGAGCCTGGTGAGGTGAGCACTTCACATCGAAGCTTATTCTGGACCATCTTGCATCGTCTGCGCTCGGACGTAAATGAGAAAGCCATGGTGTCTCAATGATAAGTTTTTGTAGAAAGATGCTCATGTTGTCTGCACGCTCTTTTGAAGCGGAGATAATCATGATCTTCTTTTCTGGATTATTAAACAGAGTCCAAAGAACAAAAGCACCAGTAATCCAGGACTTGCCGACACCTCGGAAGGCTTGGATTTGTAGACGTTTGGGACCGTGTTGTAAATAATCTGCGATTGCATATTGTGCTCTGGTGGGTGAAGGTAGATCTAATTGCTGCCAGAGAGCCTGTAAGAACAGCTTGAAATCAGCCTGCAGGGAATAGAGCACGGAGACCTCCCTAGGAGGCGCTGTACGGCGTTTTCTCGGCATATATGGGGTTATGAATTAGGACGGATTCGAACGCTTGTGGAGCCGTTTTCGTAGCGATCAGCGGGTGTAATTCGACCGTGTGTAAGTTCAGTTACTCCAAAGTCACCTTTATTAGGATCGAAAGCACGGGTAGCCGCTGTAATTCGTTCAACTACTGGGTTTGAATCCCACCATTTTTGGAATCCATTGCGATCGTCTTGTTTGATCTGTAAAGGACCACCAACAGGGCGTGGTTGGGAGTCTGTGCGTCTAGGGCGTGGTTTATAACCATTACCAGTTGGGTTATTAACATATTTATAACGCTCATAATGCTCACGGAGACCACTACCGGTTGTATGTTGTAAATGACGGCTATAAGCTTTGGCTCCAGCTTTAGCACCACCAGCAATAGCTAAGCCAGCTAATAAAGGAGCAGTGGCAGATAAAGCCGCACTTGTAGCACCTGGCGCAGCAAGAGTTGCACCACTAATAGCTAAAAGACTGGGTAAGCCACTAGCAAGTTCTTTTGTTGTATTTTTACCAAGCTCTTTAGTACCTTCCCACCAACCTTTAGTATGAAATGTGTCAACTACATCTGGTGTTAGAGCTTGTGCAGCATCTACTGGGCTAGGTTTTAGAGCACTCAAGCCAGCTGCGCCAGCAATGGCTACCTTGCCAAAATTTGCAGGAGTTGCTAACTTCTTGAGCTTGCTACCGATAGATAGTTTGTCAATGACATCACCACCTTCAGTACCAGGTTTATAGATATTCTTATCTGGCATAGGCAACATAGTCTTTTTGTCTATGCTGTCTACGTTGATACCTGCATCATCAAGTCCTTCTAGAACTTGGCCTTGCTGTGAAGGTATCTTTGAATACTTCTCATTTATCTTCGCCATCTCTGGTGAGATCATCAACTCCTTAGCTGCTTTAGTTGCAGCAGTTGGGTTTCCAGATTGTTGTTCTACACCCCTATTAAAAATAGCTTGCAAAACGTCCTGCTTTGTAACGCCGTATTTTTGTGCTACAGCGTCGGTTGTAGAGCTTTTATCTAGCGCCTCAAACACCGCATTGAGTCGTGGATTGCTGCCGACTTTGCCAATGCCAAGGCCAACGATTGCCTGTGGCTCTACTCGGGTTTTGAAATCACCAACCCAATCATCAAACGTAAGCGCAGGCGGCTTGTCGTTTGGAATGTTCCGTCCACCAGTATTAAAGTGAGCAGTTAGATTAGTTCCAGTACCTCTATGTCTTGTCTTGTCGAAGTAACCGGGTCCAATATTTCGAGTAGTAGTACCAGTATCAAAGCCGTGATCAGCCATATACTGGAAAGCTTTGACTTGATCATTTTCACCTAGATTGGCGATTGATCCCATGAATTCTGAATAACCAAAAATATGGTGACCTTCCTCGCCTTTCCAGATTTTTAATTTACCGTGGGTACGGTCATCGAGTTTTCTGATATAAGAAAGGGCTGCTAAAGCTTCGTCAGGCTTAAGTTTTGCGTTACCAATACGAGACAAAAACTGTTGCCAGGTATTGCTTTCTTCCATAGCGGTTGAGGCAATGAAATAACCCCTATTAAGTGCTTTGGAATTTTTAATGTCTGACTTAGCAGCTTGAGCCCTTACTTGACCAGTTATCTCTAATTGGTCTTTTTTGGACATTAAAAAAGCCGCCCGAAGGCGGCGTTATCTATCCTTTAGTGGATAGGTTTGCTATGAGATGTGATCTAAAATTTTCTGACGACGTTCAGGATGAAAGCCAAATCGACTCAACATCCATTCGTCCCAGTGTTCACTTCCTTTGTCCTGATTACACGCACGGCAGGCCGGTACGCAGTTACTTGAAATTGTCTCGCCGCCACTACTACGAGGGCGAACGTGATCAATAGTAAGTTCATGTAAATCATAAAAGTTTCCGCAATAAACGCATGTGCTATCGAACTGTTCTTTAACGGCTCGCCTCCAAAGGCGAGTTGCTTCAGAGGATGTCATGCTTATTAAGTTATGAAGGTAGTAATCAGGGTTGGGAAGTAATGGGGTCATGCTTTACCACGATTGCGTGCTCTGTTTTTGCTAGCTTTTTCAAGGAATACACCTCCACCTTTTTTGTGGGATACATCCTTTCCATCGCCTTTTCGACCCATCTTTTTATTGAGGATCATCAGCTGAGCACGCCGTTTCTTTTCGCTTGGCTTAGCGTTGTACTTCTTCCGGTAGGCAGCTTTTTTAGCTTTTGCCTTAGGGTTCTTTCGGTAATACCTAGTTGATTTGCTTGCCATACAATCTGCTTTGTACTAGTTCTGGATCAATTTTGGGAATGACATTGGCAAGTTGTTCCAGAGGGTTACCGTCGTAGGCAATCCCACTAATGTCATTTGTCTTTAGCCAGTCACAAGCTGCTTTCAAGTCTTGGGTAGAAGCTTCGCCAGACTTAATGCGAGCCAAAAATTCTTTCGTGACGAGGTTGTGTAGTTCGTTGAACTGATCTTCCGTTGCCTTTTTATGCGCCATTTCGTAAAACTATCTGGTCTAATTTGTTTTCAATGCGCACCATGTGATCTTCCATTCGCTTTGTCATGATTGACAAGTCGGCTTTAGATACATAGTCCTGGGCAACGCCAAGCTCAATCGCATCTATACGCCGATCAAGACCACTGATGCGGTCGTGTACGTTATTTATTCTTTGGTGGAGTCTGTTATTGAGCGCTGCTCCCCCGGCTATCCCGGCTATCGCTACGCTGATTAGTGCTTCCAGCATTATTAATAGATACGATTGGAACTATGTCATTACACAAGTGTTCGACACGTGAGCCAGGTCTGAACGTAAAACCTTTTCGTTGTAGGTCTGCACATTTCTCTGCTCTGATCAGCTCATAGTTAAGCCGCATCTTTTGTTCGTGTCGTTTAGCTATTGCCTTGCACTGTTCAATCATGTCGCTATCAAGCGGGATCATGAAGTTGACTTGTGCACCCCAGTTTGCATTTTTTACATACCCCTCTGGGTCAACAGGCCGTGTTTCGTTCCCCATCATGAATGGGGATAACGTCATTGTCGGACCATTACAGGAATTGGACCCTGCAAAGTATTGACGTGACGGAGCTCCATTGTTTTGGAATTGCACCGCTTGATTTGTGACGTTACCAGTAGCAGCGGCAACAGGATTAGAGGTATTCTGTACGCGAGGTTCATCAGCATGAGCTGGTCCTACTGCGAGAAGATAGACAGCGACGAAGTAGTAGAAGTAATGTCGATGTCTTCGGTAATTGATATGTCTTCGATTACCCCGGCAGTCCGTGTGGTGATCTCTAGTTGAAAGGGATCGCCTGCGGTGTGTACCGAGAAGGTAGTCGAACCATTTGTGATGTCCCCACTTGGGGTTACGTTTGTGCCAGACCATGAGGAATAAGCTCCGCCCATGACCTCTGTTTCAATGGTTCGGTCAATGGTGGTTGTAGTAGTTGTAGTGGCCTGCATACTGCCTTGGGTGAAGTTAGGCGTAACAGTCTGACCAAGAGCTACTGCTGGCGTAAAAACTAGAAGTGCTAGTAGATGTTTCATTCTTTCTTTTCACGGGTGATAGAGAACGTGGCCAATGTGCCGCTAAGAATAGAAGCAACATAGGTTGGATCCATCTTCTCCATCCATCCTGCGTATGAAGCCGTCAGGAGTCCTGCGGACCAGACGAGGACGAGGAATTTGATGAATCCTTCTTTTTTGTTATCTTTGTCCATGCAGTTTTAATTAGAGGTTTAAGCAAAGAAACAAGACGTTTGAAAACTGCAGTAGCTGTAAGGGTGGCCGCAACAGACACAGTTGCTGTGCTTACGGCAGTGACCAGGATTTCTTGACTAGGAACTGGCACCTCTTTATCAATAAGAGGCACCGTCACATAGTCCATCTCTGGTGCTTTAGGTGTATTGGTTGTAGGTGTATTTGGTTGCTTGCCTTCTAACGGTTTCCCTTTGACTCCAGGAGGCGCTCTAAGGGCGCTAGGAGGCACCACAATGGGCTTGTAACTAGGTACATGAGCATCTGGTACCTCCAGGATTGGAACCGGCAAATTAAGCGGTTCTGGGATGGCCATATAGGGAAGCGCTATTGGCTCCCCTAAGTCCATTACAGCTTAGGCGAAGGGAACAAACCGTTAGCAATAAACTCAACGGCTTTGTCGTCAATATCATTATCAGTAGACTCAACCAACTTGGTGAGCATATCGATAATCAAGACTTTAACTTTCTCTGAATTCAAAAAGGAAAACAGAACTGGACGGATAAGGGCGATCATTGTTTTTGTGGATAATGTTTACTTCCAGCGAGGGCCACCCATCCAACCAACTAGGGCACGGCGCTCACCAGATTTAATCTTAGTAACACGGTGAGTAAGTCTCGAATCAAAGAACACGATTGTTCCACGTGTCTTTGGAGCTACTTGTAGTTCTCTGCCAAAGTTAAATTGCAGGTCACCACCTGTATAGCTATCTTCTTCACTTAACTGCAGTGAAAATGACAGTTTACGAATAGATCCTGCATCAGGAACTGGTTCGTCTACATGCCAATCAAAGTGGTCGCCTTGCTTGTAATGTGTGTACTGCAAGGCGCCACCATGGATACCGCTCAAACGGTATTGAAAGTTTCGATTAGCAAGACCGGCAAAATGGTTGATAAAGCCTGCAATCCAGTGATGTTCAGGCACCCACAGCTGTTTACTAGAACGAATTTTTTCATTAGTGTAACCATGTGTTTCGGAATCTACTAATTTATTTTCTTCGTTTTTTAACTGCTCAGCGGCAGTGTCAATTAAATCAGAGGGGATGTCTGTATTAATCCAGATAAAGTCTTGAATCATGGGTGGATATAAGTTTAGAGTTTGCCAGTATTCTGGTCAGCAACTGACTCCATAGAATCAGTGTCGTTGGCAGGACGCGCAGTTACACGCATGCCGTTGTCAGCAGAAATTTTGTCTGCCTTAGCTTCATCTTCCAAGACACGGTGATCTACATCGACCACTGTGTAGTTCGTTGTACCTTCAGCCTCGTAGGGCTCGGTAAAAGTTTTCTTGTCTTCATCGTAGACCCAACCACTCCTGACGCTATCTGCACAGGAAAGCCACGTATAAGGTGAGTTGGGTGTTTCTACAGCTGGGTCACGGCCAACAAGTTCCGCGACTTTTCCGTTTTTAATTCTGCACCAAGTTGCCATAATTATTTAGCCCATTCAATAAGTACATAGCCGACGCCACCATGGCCGCCGGTTCCCGGTCGAACTGGGGAGTACACGCCTGAAGCGCCTCCACCACCGCCACCGATACCGCCCCAGCCGCCATCACGGCCGTAGTAGCAACCTGCGCCACCACCGCCACAAGCTCCGCCGTGGCCGCCGTCTCCAGCAGCTCCAGAGCCAATAGCTGTGCCGTAGGTAGTTGAAGTATCTACAAGCCCAGGTGCCGCATTACAGCGGTGTTTATCATGGATACGGAACGCCATATTGGCGGGGTCCCATACAGTCCATTGATGCTGGTATGCAGGACCGTCACCGCGACCGTGGTTAGTCACGTAACTGCAGCCGCCGCCACCGCCACCACCGGAACCACCTTCACCGCCGGTGCAAGCCCAGCCGCCAGATGGTGCATTACTGGTGTGACCACCGGCTCCACCGCCGCCCCAAAGGCGACCAAGGACACCGTTAAATGCTTTAGTTCCGTACTTCTCTTCTTGTACAACTAGTCGAGAAGTAAAGTTATTGTTTTCGTTGAGGGGACGAATGAAACGATTCTGTTTGTGAACAGAAGTATCCCATCCGCCTTCAGGGTGTTCGGCTTCACCGTCGCCAAATCGAGCGCCAGCCATACCGATAAGTTCCATCGTGAGATCGGTATCAATAGTTTCCCAATCACCGTCACGCATACCCCGATAGTCTGCAGCTGCTGGATAACCAGCAACTTCAGGCATGATGTCTGTATAGCCATCGATGTAAACACTGCTAGCTATACCAGCGCCTCCACGTCCGGCTTTACCGGAAGTAGAAATGTGGGAAGGGCCATTGTTTGCATGTCCAGCAGTACCGCCGTGTTCACCAGGACCAGCAGAACCGCCACCACCACCGCCTCCAGCGGGGTGATACTCAGATGGTGTGTAGTTGGTAGAACCAGAACCACCGTTACCGCCAATGCCAGCACCGCCGCAACCGGCGTACCAGTAGCCACCGTCATAGCTGCCACTAGCGCTGCCACCGTTAAAACCGGGGCCATAGACAGAACCTGAGGAACCACCGCCTCCAGAGACAAAGCCTTCAGGAGACCAGCCGATTCCAGAGGGCGCGCCGTAGCCGCCATTGCCGCCTGCACTCTTGTATTGGTTACCGGTCTGGAGACTTGTACCACCAAGGGTGATTGTGTCGCCGCCAAGACCGATGGAGGTGCCGTAGTGACCGCCAGTACCTGCTTCGCAAGAAATATTGATCTTGCCGCCAAGCGTGCCGCCATTGTTGTCTTGGACAGTGGTAGTGCCACCAGTGCCACCAGTTGCTGCACGATCTCCATAGCCACCATGGCCAGGGGATACGCGAATAATGTCGCCAGCTTCAACGGTGTATTCACCAGAGGTAAAGGCACCGCCGCCACCACCAGTACCACCCATGTAGTGGCTGCCATAACTACCAGCACCGCCGCCACCGCCAATAGCAGTAATACGGACTTTCTCTACACCGTCAGGAACGGTGAACTCTTGATAGTTATTGGTATCGCCACGCCATACACGGCGTTGTTTTGCACCTACAGCAGTACCGTCAACCTTGACTTTGGCGCCAGGATCACGGGTATCTTCAGGCAAAATTACACCATGGTTAACGTCAGATGGGGTACCGCTTGTCTGGTCAGCAGTGTCACCGCCGTACCAGTCTTGCCAGAAAACAAATTCACGAGCATCACGAGCACCAGGAGAAGAAGCAGCAGCATCAGCCTCACCCCAAGAGGGAACGTAGATTGCATCGTGAATGTTGATAGTCAAACGAGCATCACTACCTCCACCGTCAGTTAGATAGACAGCATTAGGAGTAGTTTCGTTAGGGCTAAAGGTGAATTCAACGTCAGAACCTGTATAAGTCGTGCCGCCTTCAGCACCGTTACCCTGAGCTTCCGTTACTTCGTTAGCAGAAATAACAGTGTGAGTAGTGTCAGTTGTGAAAAGGTTGTAACTAACATCAGTAGTCAGACCAGTAAGAGTAATGGTGTACTCTTCACCGCGGGTGCAGTCGATAGAAGCGTTTTCAGAGCTAGAACCTTGCGTATTAGTAGGATCATTAACAATGATCTCACCAACCATTGCAGTATGGTTTTCGCACTGGTAGAAGTAAGTACCAGCTGCCATCCCAGTTGTATTCCAGACCACTTCATCATCACCTTCACCAGTGTAAGAACCACCAGTGCCAGCAGTAATGCTGTCGCCATCATTGCTAACACGGATGTGCAAGGGGTGACCAGAACCTGCAGCAGTTGTGTCGAAGGTAAGAGTGTCGCCAATGTTGACGTTAATTGAATACTCTTCCTCGTTAGTAAAATTACCGTTACGGTCGGAACCAGTAAGAATGTAACTATCATCCATACGGTTTTTAACCGTAATGCTGTAAGAAACAGCTGGAATACTGCCAGACTTGTTTTCAGCAACAGCATTGTCGTTGTCTTCAGTGTAAGTGAAGGAACGGCTGGGATAGGTTTCAGTCTTATGTTTTTGAACGGTCAGACCTTTATCAACTGTTTTGGTGATGGGGATGCGGATGCTGTTACCACCACGACGGGTGATCATGTCACCGTCAGTTGTCAGGACGTTTCCTTCAGGAGCAGGAGTGAAGATAGCGAAGTCGTTAGTGAGAGTCGAAGGATCTTCACCGGTATCTGCAGTAACAGTGTCAGAGGTGACAATGTAAACAGCACTAGAGAACTTAACCAGATCGTTCAGGTAGTAAGCCGTGCTAGTGGCAAAGTCTGCAGATTGGAAATCGATACCAGTCGCCATACGAGAGAAGTTGTCGTTAGCTTCTGGATCTGTGGTGTTAGTGGCTGCTACATCAGTAGTGCAGATCCACGTACCATTTTTATGAAGTACAACGTCATCGACTTCATACGCTGTACTATCGGCGTAGTCTCCACGCCAATTAAATTTTAGTTTGCCTAAATCAAAAGTTGCCATTAGATATCGTAGTTAAGGTGACCATTGCTAAATGAAAGACGAGGTTCATTTGTACCCTGGTCAATAGAACCAGCAGGCATGAACGCCCAAATCTCTACCCCCTTATGGAGATAGTCAGATGCGGTATATGTGTTACTGCCATCGTCACCAGTTTCTTTGTCGATACTGTTAACAGTCGTAGCAGGGGTGTAATCAACTAAAAGGTTTCCAGCAGCAGTGCGACGGAATCCCCAGAACACAGTGTCTCTAAGGGTACCGTTGTCATTATCTTCAACCCAGTCACGCTGACTTTTAGCTTCTTCAGCATAGGATTTAGCACTCTTTAGGTCACCTTCTACGTTTGTAGATTTAGTAGCCCATTCTTGTGCAAGGTCAGCAGAAGCTTCAGCAGCATCAGCTTGCTCTTGTGCACCAGTTGCTACAGAATCAAGCTGGGACTTGTTAACGGCATCATTATTGTTGGTGCCATTAGCTAGATTGATGATCTTATTACTATCAGCGTCTAAGTTCTGCTGCAGAAGCGCGTTACTAGCGTTGATATAAGTAGAGTTAATCTCTTGAGAAATGTCAAAGACTAACTGGAAGTTTTCATTCAGTTGCTCTGCTGATAGAGCACTACCAGCAGTAAATGTAATTGGAAGACTTTCTAGTGCGGTTTGACGATAGATACGAACAGTCTCATCACCAGCAGGAGTTAGTGAGCCAGTGAATGAAACAGTTTTAGTAGAAGTATCAATCGTCCAAGGGTACTCTGCATCGCCGGTCTCCCAGCCGTCGATACGCCCACTTGTAGGCAGTTCAGTAAATACATCGTTTACCTTCAGGTCGATCTTGACATAATCGTTAGAGATCGTGGTAAACGTATAAGTATAATTTTCTGATCCGCCATCTTTTAGTTCTTCAGCGTAAGCGGCCATAGTTAATAGTATCCGAGTTGATCAAGTCGGCCTTGTTCAGACATTTCAGAAAGACGGCGTTGGTTGTCCATCGCTGCTCTGATTTCGGGATAATCAGAAAGCCTTTCAATTGCACGTTTCTTTGCAGCCTGAAGTTCAGCTTTAAGGTTTGACTGCATTTTGTAGAACTTTGTTTTGTCGATGAAAGCATCATCATTTCTAAACAAAGCACCACCGGGTTCGGATGGAATGTTGTTGGCTCTAGCTTTATCTAGCTTTTCGACAAAGCCATCATCTTTAGCTCTAGACATTGCTGTTTGCAAAGCACGTTGCCAACTCTGGTCTTGAGCAATCAACGTGTACAATTCCTCTTGCTGATCATTAGTGAACTCATATCCGAACTCATCCTTATTCATGATGGGACGGTGTTCAAACTCAATGTCGATAAGAAACTGCTCACGAGGATCTAAGTCATCATGCTTTTTATTAGGCATAATGGCGTTATGTACTCGGGTCCAGAAGTCTGTGGGTTGACCAACTTTTTTACCAGTAACCCAGCTCACTCTGTATGGCAGAGCTGCTTCAGGGTTAAAGGAGTCTGCAAAACCATTACGGTTACGCAGCAGTTGGAAAAGATCGTCATCAACTTCCCGTAATCCGGGATACATAATCTGGCTAAGTTCACGACGAATAGCGGACATTGGAGCAGCACCACTGATAGCGGTTGCACCAAAGCGAGCCATTGCTGCAGGGTTACCTGACAGCACATCCATCATCGGCTCAAGGTTGGCGAAGTAGGATTTGTTAGTAAGGCTGGCAGCAAGAATGAATGCCATCTTGCCGTGCAGTTGTTCAGTCCTGGCAGTTGTCAGTCCAGAGAAACCGTTATCCATAACGTCAGCAGTCAACGCTAACCAGTCTGAGAAAATGCCCATACCGTCATAGCTATGCCAGTTACCATCCCAACCTTTGTAGGTACGGGGTGCCCAATTTGCTTCACGCCTAGTTTTCTGAACTTCCTTTTTATAGTGACCATTGCCACGTAGGCGGTCATTCATAAATAGGTATCCAGCTCCAGCAACAGTCAACATACCGATAGCTTTACGCCCACGAATCTCAGCTCGTAAGGTTTCAAACTTAGTCAGCACATCACCTTGAATATCTATGCCACGCTTGGAAAGGATTTCTTCCATCCTTGCCTGACCCATCTTATTGATATTTGCATAAGCAATCTCGTTGAATTCCTTAGTAAATACCGACACTGGACTAGAAGAATCAAACAACGCAATAGCGTTCATTTGAGTTCTAGGGAACATCAGGAAGGGCTTCATAATCGGAGCCCGTTTGATCAGATCATTAAGTGCATCAACGCCAGGGTTATCAAGACTCAGTGCAATCTCACGGGAGCTGTAATCAACAGCCTTATCCGTGATCATTCCACTTTCATCAAACATCTTCTTGAATTCAGCCTCAGTCGCAGCCTTCAACGCTTCACCAGTTACCTTCTTAGTTGTCCTGGCAAGCCTGTCATACGCTCTAATACGAGCTTCAGATGAGGCAACCATTGCACGAGTAAAGCCGTCAAAGGCAGTCATCGCATTAGCACCAAACCTGAGAATAGGATTGTTAGCTAGGTCGTTAAGTTCCTCAATCTGCATAACCATGGACAAAGGACCATCGTTACCAAGATCAGACTGTGCTTCTGCATAACTACGCAGCATCAGCATCTTGTCTTCATTTACTCGAACGATATCCTCACGCATGATGTAACCAACACTGCTTGGATCGTTGGATGCCATTCCAAAGACCTTACCCATATGCTCAAAGCCACGGGATAAGGACTCACCAAAAGCAGAGTATTGAACCCATGCACGTTTGAGTGTTTTGGGGTTAAGTCCGATAATGCCACCTAACGCCAGAGACGTTGGTTTCATTGCCATGTTGACTAGGTTGCCAAAACCAGCTTTTGCAGGAGTACCAAGTCCAGTAAGGATGGAGTTGTAGTAGTTGGCATAGAGAGCGTTAATAAGCTCTGACGGCATTTCTGGGTTGCCATCAAAGAATGCTTTATGTAGACCACCTAATTGGTTTTCTACAACCTTATTGAGCTTCGCTACAGTGTCGATCTTGCCGTCACTAAGCTCATAAGCCAGCATCATTGGACCAAGCATCTCAGGGCGCTCACGGTGGATATCCCGCAGGATGTCAACAGTCTTTTGAGCGTCGCCGTACTTTGTCTTAATTAGTTCGCCCATCTCGATTTCGCTGTTCTGTATACCAGCAAGTTGCTTGGCAGCTGATTTGAAACGAGACCAGCGGTTTTTCATGTTCAGAGCCCTACCGGCGATATAGGAAGCAATTCCTTTCTCAGCCATGAGGATCTGGAGACGGTCAAAGATTTCACCTTGGACACGTCGAACAGCAGCAGTACCTTCCTCTAAACGCGCAGCCTCAGCTAAATCCGAGACTTGACCCGTCATTGAGGTGTTGATGTAAGCAGCTGCTTTCAGCTCATCCATATCAAGGTACTCATCGAAGTAACCCTTGATTGCTTTCATCACACCGTCGTAGGCAGCATCATTGATATATTCGACACCATCAACAAGGTTTGTCTTGTATTCAGTGAGGGACTTACGCAGATCCTCACCAGACATATTTGGATCTAGCCACTTAGCAGCTAGTTCATCACCTTGCTTACTGATCTCATCACTAGTGTATAGGTGATCCTTAGCTTTATATGCAATGTCACGGCTTGCCTTAAGTACAGACTTAGCCTTTTTGAACAGAGCACGTCCAGCTGGGTTATCAACCATAAGGGAGAACTTCAGAGCAGAGCTGGAGTAAACGCTTCCAAGCCGACCAGGCTTGCCGCGCATAAGCTCAGCTTGATCCTTAGCAACACCAACGATCCCCATATTGTCAGCAGTTCTTGCACCAAGTTCACGGTGCTCAAACATGTCATGGACACCAGGGATAGGCTCTGTGCCGTCTGGTTTCTCAAGTTGCTTGACAATACCTTCAGCGGTAGTTTCATCCATTTCTTCACCAGCACGCTTATGGATAAGCGCTTCAGCCTGTTCAGCTGGATCATCTGATGGTTTGAAGATTTGCTTGTTTTGCTCAAGCAGATCTGTCCATTTCTTTTGGGAATCTGCATCAAGATCTTCCCACATACGGGCTTGATCAGGGCTGATATCCTTGGACATCATCTTGTTACGCTCAGTTTGGTTGTACCAATTCCGAGCTTGCTCTTCTAGAGATAGTGGTTCAGCATCAATGATGTTTTCAGCACCATCTGTACGAGAGGCATCAAGAGCTGCTTTACCTCGTTCTGATTCAGGCAGCCAACCGACTGCTCTTTTCACACCGCCTTTACCAGCAGCGTATTTAGCAATACCCTCAAACATTCCAAGGGTAAGCCCAAGCAATGCACCTTGATCACGGTTGCGGATCTTTTTACATTGTGGACTATCGCAATCTAAAGACGTCCAATCACGAGGAATTACTTTACCCCATGAGTTTGGCCACGCTTTAGCTACGACAGTTAGCGGGTCATCGTCAGTTTCGTTGAGGACATTTATTTCATCAACTAGAAGACCACTGCCAAGATCAATGCCAAGCTTACTAATAAACTTGACTAAAGCACTGTTACCTAATTGCATGCCAATACCAGCATGAGCACGAGTACCAGCAGCAGTTAAGCCTTGACCGATCATCATCGTCGGGAGAATGAATGAACTCATCTCTCGAATTGACTGCAAGTGCTCTGTCTCGTACTTAGGGAGCTTGGGAGCTTTTAGTCCAGTAATTTTGTTAAAGGCGTCGTC